GTCCGATACCACAGGGGTCAAGCTTGAGGAGATGAAGGTCAAGCTTGAAAACTTGGCGATCACTTTGGGCGAGACCCTTATCCCGTTGGTCACTCCGCTGATTGAGGCAGTCACAAATGGAATAACGAGCATAGCAGAGAAGTGGAACAGCCTCGATGCAGGAACTCAGCAGATGATCGTCAAGATAGCTACCGTAGTAGCCGTAATAGGCCCTTTGCTCCTCATAGGAGGCAAACTCGCACAGGGGATATCTTCTATCACAACGCTCTGCACGAGCCTAGGGACGGGGATATCTGGGATCATAGGTAAATTCACATCGGTCGGTGCTACGGCGACACAGGCGGCGACAGGTGCAACGACAGCGGCGACCTCGTTCGCTACGTTGGCAGGTACAGCACTCCTACTGGTGGCGGCAGGTGCGGCGGTCTTCTTAATTGGAGAAGCTATGTCAGTAATGGCAGATGCGGCTATCAGACTGTCAGAGGCTGGTGGTGGAGCGGTCGCTACATTCGTCTTAATTGCGGCTGTCGGTGTTGGCATGGCGGCGGCTATCGTGGCTATAGGCACAGCGGCAGAAGTATCGGCTATCGGTCTTCTCGCTCTCTCCGTGGCGGTTCTGGCGGTATCAGCAGGAATATCTCTGGTGATCACTTCGCTCGCGGCATTCGTGGAGCAGTTACCCACGTTGGCAGAATACGGCGCAAGCGGTGCGGAGGCACTCTTGGCGGTATCCGTGGCTATCCTCGCAGTTGATGCGGCGGCTCTTTTACTGGCGGTCAGCATAGCGGCAATGGGCGTTGCGGCGGCGGCGGCTTTCCTGCCGTTCCTCGGTGTAGATTTGACCATAGGAGCACTTGATCTTGCAATGGCAGGGCTTGACATCACAATGGGCTTGCTCGTTGTCGAGATGGGCATCCTAGAGGCGGCATTGATACTGGTAGCAGGATCATTGGAGGACATCAAAAACGATGCTTCAGAAGCGGCTACGTCCCTCGAAGAGATAACGGACTCCGTATCAATCATTGAAGAGGGCATGAGTGCCATCGGCGACGCTATCGGAGGGCTTATCTCTTCGATCGTTGACGCTCTGGACGGGGCAGAACCCGATGCAGTAGCAAGTGCAACAGCCCTTGCAGAAGGTATCACGACAGCGATAGACACAAGCCTTAATCCGCAAGTCAAGACGGACGTGGACAAGGCAATGACCAGCATGACCACCTCACTCACGCAGGGAGCAACACGGGCGAGACCTCTTGCGACCCAGATAGGACAGGCGATCGTGCAGGGCATAAGCACAGGCATGAGCGCACTCAACTCCATCATGAACGGGGCATATATGCAGGTGGTCAACGTCTGCAACGCTATGCGGAATGCTTTTGCTTCGACAAGCTTCAGATTCAACAGCTACATTCCTCTGCCTCACTTCTATTTATCTGGCACATTCGACGCAAGGAGCGGTAGCGTTCCGAGCGTGGGCGTTTCTTGGTACGCAAGAGCGGCAGAACAGGGCGCACGCTTCACCCGTCCCCAGATAATCGGTGTTGGTGATGCAAACCAGCCAGAGCTGTTAATCGGTGAAGACAAGCTGAAAGAGATTATCGGAGGCGGTCAACCCATTACGATAAACGTCTACGGCAACGAGGGTATGAACGTCAGAGAGCTGGCAGATGCAGTTGCTCAGAGACTCACACGGGTCATGAATTCGAAGGAGGCAGTATATGCCTGATATTGGATGGATATCATTCGGTGGGACGAACTCAGCCGATATGACCAATAAGTTATACATCAGAAAAGTGCCAAGCCTTAACAGGTCGGCACAGAAGATAGACGTGTTCTCCGTCCCAGCTAGGGACGGAGATATTATTTTACAGCAGGGCGCATGGGCGAACCAGATACAAGAGTATGACGTGTATATCGGCGACGGAGATGCGGCGGCGGCGGCATCAGAGCTTGCCTCTTGGCTGTTTAACCTGCAAGGGTATCAAGAGTTAAAGGACGGATGGGAGCAGGACGTTTACAGACTCGCATACCTTACGAACCCGTGGGATATCGAAAGTATTATGGGCAAGGTCGGACACGTCACCTTGTCTTTTTCATGCGTTCCAAAACGTTTCCTTGAATCTGGCAGAGCGATCACAACACTCTTTCAGACGGGGCAGATCGAGAACCCCACAGCGTTCTCGGCACAGCCTTTGATAAGGGTCACAGGCACAGCAGACGGCACAGGGACGATAACGTGCGGAGGTAATACTCTGGGCATCACTTTCCCTGCCTCTGTAACCCAGATGTTTATTGACTGCGAGAACCTGCAAGCGTACAGCACGGACGGACTGCTCTTTTACAATTCTTACATAACTGGGTCTTTCCCAGTAATTCCCACAGGTATGCAGACATTCGCCATAACGGGCGACATTGACAGCGTTGAAATAACACCGAGGTGGTATCGCAGATGATCCCTGTTTTATTTTCTTCAACAGCAACAGACTTTTCGACATACGGGCTGGGGGCTCTGTCGGACGCTATCTCCTGCGAGGTAGAGGAAGAACGTAACGGCAAGTATGAACTGACAATGGAGTATCCTTTAACGGGTATCCACTACGATGAGATTTCCTTGCGCAGTATCATCCTCGCCAAGCCGAATTACCTCGATGATCCACAGCCCTTCAGAGTCTACCAGATAGATAAACCGATTAACGGAGTCGTGACCTTCTACGCACGGCATTGGTCATATGACCTCTCTGACATCCCTGTTCAGCCCTTTGAGGCGGCAGGGATACAGTCTGCAATGAACGGGCTTATCTCCAATGCCATGTACGACATAAGCGCATGGAGGTTCACGACATCCAGAACGACACCCTCGAATTTCAAGGTAGATGAGCCCTCATCCGTGCGGTCGTGGTTCGGCGGTAAAGCTGGGTCTTTACTCGATGTATACGGCGGCGAGTGGCACTATGACGGGCGCACCTGTGCGCTTGAAAACAGCCGAGGTGCTGACAATGGGGTCACGATACGATACGGAGTCAACCTCACCGATTTAAAGCAGGAGGAGAACTGCGTAGACGTTTATACGGGCGTTCTGGCGTTCTGGAAAGACATTGACGGGAATCTGGTGCAGGGTACTGTCCAAACCGTGCAAGGGACGTTTGATTTTACCCGTATCCTCGTTCTGGACTGCTCCGAGGACTACGACGAAGCACCGACCCCCACACAGTTAGATGCTAAAGCAAACGCTTATATCACAAACAATAATGTCGGAGTTCCGAAGGTCAACCTCACGCTGAACTTCGCAACACTTCGAGGCAACACGATAACCTCATTCCTTGCCAACGAAGCACAGGCGATCCTGTCGAATGAGAACGGTCTTGTCATCGTGGCTTATGGCAAACAGGGTATGCCCGAAACCCGTGTTGATCTCTGCGATACGGTTACAGTCATCTTCGAAAAGCTTGGTGTAAGAGCCACGGCGAAGTGTATCCGTGTAAGGTGGAACACCCTTGCAGACCGATACGAAGAGGTTGAACTGGGCGACGCAAAGAGCGAGTTTACGGAGCATATATTAAGGGCAGAACATTCCGCTTCTGAAGCGGTCAAGACCGCCAAGCAGACGAAGAGCATCCTTGAATCTGATATCGAAACAGCAACCCAGAAGGTGACGGGCAACCTTGGCGGTTACGTCATCCTGCACGACTCCAACGGTGACGGATACCCAGACGAACTTCTGATAATGAACACCCCAGACATCACCACAGCAACGAGCGTATGGCGATGGAATCAGCAAGGTTTAATGTGGGCGAGCTCCTACACGGGACAGTTTGCGAAGCTTGCAATAACCAATGACGGGCAGATTACAGCCGATGCTATCACGACAGGAACTTTGCGAGGCATTGAGATCATATCGACAGATGGGACGAATACTATTGATATCGTCAATGGAATAATAACCACAAGTAGACAAGGACTCCAAGGGAAAACCGCCACAAGTAGTAATGCTTACAAGGTTTATTCCACAGATAACAAGCAGGTCGCATCATTAGGCATATACTTCAAATTAGTTGATGGGACAATGGTTCCCTCTGGTGGTGGCTTAATACTGTATGATGGCGATAATAATACAAGAGTGTTCCTTCATGTTGATAATTCGAGCAATGGGGAGTTACTTTTGTATGATAGTCAAGGCGATTATGGAGTGGTGGCGAGTGCAAACACCAACGGAAAGTTAGACCTATACAAAAATGGATTGCTTACTGTTCGGAACTCAACATATCCAGCATTAGTGGCGAGTGCAAACGACACGAATGGTGGGACTCTTCAGTTGTTTACTGAGGCTCTGGTTCAAAAAGCATACCTAGGGACTATGGTTTTCGGGTTATCGCAGGGCGAGTCTGGGCTTGTCCTTTATGATACAAACGGAGACGCCGCATCATGGTATGCGAGCAATAGAGCCTTTATCAAGGATGGCACACATCAAGGGTATGTTGTCCACGGAGAAACAGTAAATCATGGCTTTACAATAGACTTCACAACGGTCGGAAGAATTGACTTCTATGTTGACACCGTATATGTGGGATATGCTTCTCTGGCATCCTCAGACGAGAAGACAAAGACGGACATCCATCCCATTGAGGAGAAGTACAAGAGGGCGGTCGAAAGTGTAGACCTCAAGAACTTCCACTTTGATTTTGACAACAAGGTGCTGTCTGGAGCAAACGACTTGTTGAGATTCGGAGCGATCGCACAGGATGTCATCGCCGCTCTGGAAGAACAGGGCATCGACCCCACGGAATCCGAGCTTATCGACAAGGTAGGGGACGGAGAGGAAGAGAGATACGTCATCAATTACACCCCGTTCCTTGTGGCACGTTTGGCGGCAGATGAGGACAGGATACAGAAGCTTGAGAAACGCTTGGCGGCTCTTGAGAGTAGATTGGAGGCGATGTGATGGACATCTTGCTCACAGCATTAGCCTCATCTGGGTTCTTCGGGCTGATCCAATTTCTGGTGACTCGACATGACCAGAAAAAAGGAAAAGCTAAACAGCTTGCGGATTCAATCGAGAGCCTCAAAAAGAAGATAGACAGACAGGAGCGAGATTCATGCAGAACACAACTCCTTTTATTAATGTCTGATTTTCCAGAAAACACAGACGAGATTCTGAAGATCGGACAGCATTACTTTCAAGACCTCAAGGCGAACTGGTATATGTCAACCCTGTTCGCCAAGTGGTGCAAGAGCAAAAATATTGAATTGCCCGATTGGGCGCATAGTATGAAGGAGGACGACAAATGAGTGCATTATGGTGGAAAGCGGCAGGAATAAGGGCGATCAAGACGATAGCGCAGACCGCAGTAGCAACGATAGGGACGACTGCGGTCATGTCAGAGGTCAACTGGATAATGGTGGCATCTGCGTCCGTGTTAGCTGGTATCCTGTCTATGCTTACCTCGTTGGCAGGTTTGCCAGAGGTTAAAGAATGATGTGGGACTATATGCAGAACGACCCCAGATGGGCGAGCTACCCATACTCCGTACCAGACGGCACGTTAGCGGACTCTGGGTGCGGTGTAGCGGCTATTTCGGACGTTACTGGGTATATTCCACCCGTGGTGGCAGATTACATGACAGAGCACGGATACGCCGCTCCTTACGGGCAGGGGACGTACTGGACGGGCATTATTCCGACCTGCGAACACTTCGGTCATTCTGGGATTCAACTTAATGGCAATGACCTATACGGACAACGCAACACGGAAACGGAACAGCGGTGGCTTGCGGCGATGAAATCGGGCAAGTATCACGGGATTCTCCTAATGGGGAAGGGCTACTTCACGCAAGGCGGTCACTTTATCGCAATAGAGGAAGTGGCAGAGGATAACTCGGCGAAGTGCTATGACCCTGCGTGGTCTGTACGGTCTGGGTGGCACACATGGCATGATTTTTATCAAGGGTGCGTCAAGGTCTTTTACTTAGTAGATAAGGAAACAAGGGGAGTTTATCACATGGATTTAGAGCAAGTATACGAAGGATGCACGGGACAATCGGTTCTTGTGTGCCAGAAGTTCTTAGCTTGTTGTGGGCTTTATAAAGGTGGTTTCGATGGGTCGGCAGGTGCTAAGACCCGACAGGCGATTATCGACTTCCAAGAGATTCTTGCGGCAGAAGGCGTACCGATAACTGTGGACGGTATCTGCGGAGAGGTAACGTGGAAACACCTTGTCGAGCGGCATAGCTAAACTGCAAATTTTCCCATTTACAAGGCGGTTTTTGCAGAAAATCTGCAAATATGAGCAGTTAATTGTCAAAAACGGGAACTAATATAGACGGTATCATTTCATTTCTTTTTTTCTCCTTTTTTCGAGGCGGTCTTCGGATCGCCTTTTTTTTATTTGCATAAATTTAAAAAATCCGTAATTAGGTGTTGACATATCCCCGAATCAGTGGTAATATATATAACAAAGATAAGACAACGGAATACCACTAAGGAGGATAAAGAGATGACAGTAGGCAAATTGACAGGGATGCTAACCAAAGAAACATACGTTATTATCAAAGACCACAAGACAAGGAAAATCGTATGGCAGGGAGAGGCGGCACTTGCAAACTTTAACGATGAAGTAAAGGACTGGGACTTCTCAAGGAAACACATAATATACATCTGATAACAAAGTCTGGGCGATACGGACGTAAACGAGCGAAAGGAGATAATATGAACAAAGAGATGAAAGAAACAAAGAAATGGAGAGTCCATTACGCCCATTCTGACGGCAGGGCAGGGGCTGTCGATGTGGTCACCGAAATCGGCAAGTCTGGAGCATTTGACTACGGGAACGGGAAATGCGGTGCGCTTATAGTAGGCGACTTTATGCAGGGTTACGACCTGCGGTACAACACGGAAAATGATCTCCACATGGTGATGCTGAAGGATTATTTCGGTAAGGGACTTGTTAAGGTAACCGAAATCTGATAACTAAAACCCTGTCGGTAGGTGGTCAGACCGTCAAACAAGGAGGGCAGGACAATGAAAGAGAGATTACAGTTAACGATCACATACACCAACGGCAACACGCTGACCCAGCTTGTAAACTATGTACACTATGAAGACGGGGTGATCTACTACACGAAGGACAAGCAGACACAGCCGAGCGAGATTCTGAGCACACCGATGGAGAACATCAAGACGTATGACGTTGAGAAGGTCACCTGTGAGGGATGGAAGACCATCAAGGAAGCAAGAGAGGCGAAGGGCATCACCAGAGCAGAGCTTGCAAGGTGGCTCGGAATACCTAAGAGGACACTTGAAAACTGGGACACGGGCGTGAATGAACCGCCAGAGTGGGCGAAAAAATTAATCATCGAAAAGATAGAAGGAAGGGACTGACCCTTCCTTTT